AAAGATTGAATCAAAGATTTAATTATTTAATCAATGTTATAAATCGCCCCGTTTTACCTGATTTATTTGCAGATATCGTAAAACTCCGTATATTTGCAATGTGTTTTTCATAGTATTAGATTTAAGGTTAACAAAAAGATTGGCTGTCTGGGATAGATAGCCTTTTTTTATGCTCTTTTTTTTATAAATCCTCCAAGATACGAAATCATCCACAAAATATCTGATTGGCCAATGCCTTTTGTCATTCACTTATTTCCTGTTATCATCCCCCATAAATCATACTTCATTCCCCAAAATAACGAATGTTAATGTAAATGTTCTGATGGTACAACGCCCCCTATCTAATAATTAAAAAGGTAACCACTCTCTCCTATAAATAGCGAGAAAAAATATTTTCAAAAAAAATAATCCGTTTAACATTTGAAACATAGCAAGTTATCTCTTTAATCATAAAACAGGTAAAAAAAATCTTGCTAAAAGATTTGCGTAGTCCAAAAGTTCCCCCTATATTTGCACCGCATTTGAGAGAGAATGCGGGTTCAAGGAAGTTTGGGTGAGTGGCTGAAACCACCAGTTTGCTAAACTGACGTACGGGTAACCGTACCGGGGGTTCGAATCCCCCAGCTTCCGCAAAATTCTCTAAATAAAAAGAGCTAAGTTTTATAGACTTGGCTCTTTTTAAATTCATCAACAAACGGTGGGTTCGTCTAACGGTTAGGACACATGCCTCTCACGCATGTAATACGAGTTCGATTCTCGTACCCACTACCAACCACATTAAGAATCAACCAATTACAAAAAGAAAGTACTAAAACAGGGACTAAAACAATGCAAGTTGGGTGATTTTTGCAATATAATCTGATAAACCATATAATTTTATAATAAAATAAGGCAGCTCATTCGGCCGCCTTTTTCAATTCTTCCAATTTCTCTCTAAATCTCCGGAACATGTCAATCGTCGGGTAAAACGTCGGATTCTCCCAGTTCTTAGAGATCATTTGGATCATTGCCTCTATATGACTTTTGCAGTCTATTACTTTGATGCATTTGTCCAGGACTAGTCCGCCTTCCGGGTAGGTCTTATTCTTTAGAGTATCCTGTGCCCATGAGAGCAACTCTCTTATCGATTCTTGATCGTATTTGTTTTCTTCTTCCATCTTACTGAGTTATTACTAGCTTTATATTCAAAAAGTCCAGGATCTTTTCAATCTTCTCTTGTCCTAAATTCGTTTTTCCGTTAAGAAACAAGGACATGGTACTCTTTGTTACTTCTACATGCTCCGCAAGATCCTTTGATTTGACATTGCGGAGCTTCATTGCCTCTTTGACTGTTTCCCGTATCATCATTCCATTTTCCAATTAATTAAATCTTCAATAGCTTGGTCTAATGTAAAGTCGCATTTAGGGTATTCAGCCTCTCCCAAACCTGTACGGAGGTCAACAAACCAGCTTTCTTCATTCTCACTGATTATCGCATTCTCAAAGCCTTCTACTGTTTTTTCTATGATTGTTTTCATAATTTTTTATTTAATAAATATCATTTTAAAATTTTAGGCATGCCATCAAGTATCACTGCCATCTGTCCATCTTCCGTTATCCAGTCATAATCTTCAATCTCCTCTGCGGAGTGTGGGCATCCTCCCTGCCAATCCCTTAAATGGAACAATGTTCCGTCGTCATATATAATAGCTGAAGCCTCCAGACAGTCATTAAATTTATAGATATACATTTTAGCTCCATCTAATTTTATCTCATCGATAACTGATACTTCGCAATTATCATCTGACAATGAGTTGATTCTTTCTTCAACTTCAGAGATTGTATCGTTGCTTTTTTCAGTTTCAACTTCTTCGTTTTCCTCAACAACTTCCTCTTCGATGATTTCAAATACGACTTTGCTGTGATATCTATTAACAATCTTACAACCCCAATAGGTAACATTCATAAAATGATCCATGAATTCATTGTAGGATTCCATTGAGTCAAATTCCTTTTCCCAAACTTTATCTTCTTTGTTCCAAATAAAACCGCAATCTCTTAAATCGTTTTTTGAATCGTAAGTGTTTCTTGTAGCTTTAACAGTTATCATAATCTTTATTTTTTAGTTGTTAATACTTTGTTTCTTATTTTGATGTTACAAAGATACGAATAGTTTTTGTAATACCAAACTTTTAAGACTAAAAAGTTTCGATTATATCAAACTTTAACATTTGGATATAAAAAAATCCCCGGTTACATAACCAGGGACAAACACAGAGATACAACCCTTGCAATAATCACAAAGGGAATCAGCCAATACAACCACCTTTCTAGGCGTTCCATAGCATCACAAGCAGGAGCCGGCAGAAATCCGAGTGATACCGGTCGTCGGCCTGTTCAAGCAATATGTCCAGCTTATCGTTTCTCATTTTCGAGCACTGTTTTTATTCGTTCTTCAGTAAATCCAAATCGGGAGGCAAACTTTTTGAAAGCCTGCATCCTATTGCCTGGAATAAGAGCATACATACTATTAATAGGAGTATCACTCTTTAATGCTTTCTTAATTTCTTTATTCTTCATGGATTAGCGTATTAAATGTTTGACCTTGTTTTTACAGCAGTCACACTCACATAACAATGTCTTAGCATACTCCCATGTCTTTTCGATGATATCATCTCCGATATACTGAATTTCTTCTCCATATGGATCAATGCCGAACGCCTGGCAAATATGAGTAGCCATGTGCCCGCATTCATGCCGCCAGGACTTGGCAAATTCCTTTGGGGACGAAGTAAGGGCAATGACCATTACTGTTTCCCGGGTGCCGAAGTTGGAGTAAGTAACTCCGGTATTCAAATTGCCGGAGCTAATATTCTCATACGCAGTACGAAGCATATCACCGTCGCAACCGATGGAATGCATATTATCCAGTATTTCCTCTGTATAATATGTATCTACTGCATAATATACCATGCAGCTCCATTCATACTTGGGTAATGCAAACCGTTGTCGTATCATTCATCAAAGCACTTCGTCCCACTCAATAGGTTCTCCGGCAGCAATCATTGTCGCATACCATCTTCTCATCGTTGCCCCGTCAGGAGCATCAGGGTCATCAATTGTGTCCTTTATATAAAGAGCCAAATGCGCTTCGTCGGGAATAGATGACTTCAAATAATCCGCCTTACCCATGTTGGCTACATACACATAATCATATAGCGCATTATTTTCAAGCTTTATGCCATAGCGGGTAAGTAGCTCATCTACTTTTTCTTTTGATATTGGCTCAATTCGCTCTTTTTTGCCGGTAGAAGGATTAAGCTTTTTCATGAGCGACACTGCAAACTCACACATTTTCTTATTGAAATGCCAACCGAAGTTAGACAAGTAAGCTTCCATTTCTTCCGGTCTTCTATCTCTTATATCCAAAGGTTCTCTCCTCATGATTAAATAAAGTTATAGGGAGCAGAAATGATCCACCCCCTAATTAAACATTAACGATAACGGGAATAGCGTCCTGTACCACGTACGCCACGTCTTTCTCCATAGCCGCCACGTTCACCATAACCACCACGTTCGCCCATCTCGTCATAACGCTCGTCGTCATCGTCATAATAACGTTCACGTCTTCCCATGCTTTCACCTCCGGAAAGTTCCTCGATGCACTGCATCAGTTTACCACCGTATTTGAGCATCTTTTCAGCATAGTCGGACATTTTCTCGACTTTGCTTTCTGTGATTTCAATTATCTGCATAATTTATTTACTTTTAGGATTGTTACTACCACTTCCCAAAGCCTTGGCAAGCATATCTTTTATATCGGTAAGGGTGTTTTCAACTCCGGAAACTTTCTGTTCAAGGACACCGATTTTCTCTTCCTGTTCTTTTTCTTTCGCCAGTTGTGGATTCAGCTCCCTTAGCATAACATCACAGGAGGAAATGACCTTCTCATGGTAAGGGACACTTTCTATTACTCCTCGGCTTATTCTCAACATAGATTCCACCTCGGCATTCATTGCCTCCCGGCTTTCCGACACTACAACTCCATTCGCACCAAAATTGGCTATGGAAAGATTTGCCGGAAGTTGTTTGAAATCAATAGTTTCCTCACCAACCTTGACCGATACGTCAACAACTGTTTCCATATTTTGGCCGTAAGTCTGCCCCGGAACATACTGTCCGTATTTAGGTTGAGGGTTGCTTACTGAAACAACTTGTCCCACTTTCAATTCAGGGTTTTCACCTTTTTGAAGGATATAAAATATATTGGATTGTCTTAGACTTTGAAACATAATTTATTAACTCTTTAAGAAGTGGGATTACTTCCACTCCAGATTTCACTTTGCCTTTACTGCATTTACGCTTGCCGATGCCGGTTCGCCATTGCTGGCAGCAGCCGGTGTTGAAGCCGTAAATTCCAGAAAACGTATAACGCCTGTGCGCTTATTAAGATAAGCAAGACGTTCCGTAGTGCCTGTAACATCAGTCCCGGTAACAGGATTGTTATTACTGTCCACAACAGGGACCTTTGATGTTCCTGTAGTAACCCCGGCAGTAGCCAGAGTTGTCTGTCCCAGATTCGGAGTTATGACATATACGGGCAAGGCTTCTCCACCCGCCGGAACATCCGCATGAACCTTCAACAGGATTATGCTTTCGCACGGAAGTTCATTGTAGCAGTGAGGATTAATACCATAATCTACGCTTGCATCTGTCAACTGAACAGCGTTCGTTGAAAGTTCGTAGATACCGTTTACATCAACTCTCCTAATTCCCCTTGCGGATCGGTTCATCAGAAAAGGGCTTGGAAGCCAGTAAGGATACATTAAGTTAGGATATAACATAATTACCTCCTTTCTTAGCAACCGCAAGCTCCTAATGTAGATACACCGAAGTTTACAGGAACGGAATAGTTTACCGGAACATAGTTACCGCTGGCCGGACAATAAGGCATCGGGAACGTAGGCGGTTGCGCACATTCAATCTTCGCCAGACGGCTACTCAAATCACTTAACGCAGCGCCAAGAGGAGCAGTAGCTTGTGACACAATCTGCGAAGTCATTGCAGAACTCTTGAACGTGCTGTTTTCTTCACGCAAATGGTCGATCTTGTTCTGCATTTCACGCATTTCAGCCGCACGTTGCCCGGCAAGAATTTGCTGTGTGCTGTCCTTGATGGAGTTTTGCAGATCACAGGTCTGTCTTTGAGTTTCGTATGCAACGGAAGCGAAGCCTCTTTCCTGACCGGTTGCAACACCGTTAATGGCATTCTGCAATGTATTGGTCTGTTGGCAGATTGCCAAGCGGTTTTCGCAGCAGCATGATGCAATCTGTTGAGCGATCTGACAGTTACCCTGTTGGATAGCATTAATAATCTGCATTG